CCACCCACAGCCTTTGTAGTAAGGTCACCCAGACCTTTGGTAAACATTGACGGGCTAATAGCAGAAGCTCCAGTAAGTCCAGAGCCCATTGCTCCATAAGCTGCAATGCCCATGTAGGCCACTCCAGCCATAAGAATTATGGGCAACGCTTTCTTGACAAGTTTGCCTATGCCTTTAGCAATCTTTCCTATTGCTTTTCCTATTGACTTTACTATGCTACCCATAATCACTCCTGCGGAAGTATAAAATTATCTCCAATCTTTACTGCTCCCATTCTTTCGTATAATTTTTTAGTTCTTTCTGAATCACCAATGCCTGAAGAAACTCCTAACATTATTTCCTTTACGCCCGGATTCTCTTTAGCCCAACCAATAAAGCGCCTCATCAATTTAGCACCCCACCCCATTCCATTATCCGTAACGTATAGGATTAAATCAGTTGCTTGCTTTCTTCTGGAGTACCAAAGCTGATGGGTTACGCCGATGAATATCCCTTCGACACAACCACTCAACTCAACCACTAAAACCAAATGCTCTCGTGAGAGAATGCATACCTGAATATTGGTGCGTAATGTTTTTGCATCTAGCGGAACATCTTTAGAGATAGAGGACTCGTGAGCCTCTTTGCAAATCTCTATTATTCTTGTTATATCCCCTTCCTTTGCCTTCCTTATCAACCCCAAGGACGCCAGTTATTATACCAACTTGGCGTTACCGCACCAAACGCCCAGTTAGCAGCATCAGTGCCCATTGGCGTGGTGGCTATATTGGACCTAGCGGAAAGAACACTTGTCATTAATTGAGTGTTAGAATTTAATTTCCCTAATGCCCATTTAGTAGCGTTATTCAGCCTTGTGGTAACCTCATTATAATATGCTTCGTTTGCCTGAGCCTTAAATGCATTGGTTGCATTCTGATTGTTCTGTTGCATCTGGAAATAAGTGTTCGCATCGTTCTGAGCAATCGGCATCACCACATCCATGATTGCATTCATAATAGCTTCTTCAGCCATAGTGCTATTAGCAGTCCCTGTTTGGTTCATTATTTGCAAAGCCCTAGTTCTAGCCCTTTTAAATAATGGGTTGTTCTTATTGAGCATTTCAGCTATCTGAAACCGCATTGTCGATGGGTCATTTACAGAATCCAGAAAAGCGTCTGTTGGTGTGGCGTTTATATAAGTATCAGGATCATTGGGGTCACCAGCTCCGGGTTGACCTCCGCCCGCACCACCGCCCACAGGACCAGCAGCACCAGCATCAGGACCGGGTTCATCACCACCTGCGGCCTGATACCTTCTTACACCAGTACCCCAAGGCATCTGCGTTCCGCCCTGATAAGTTCCTTGATGTAGGGCTGTAGACTCTCCATAATGCGCCTGACCAAACGCCTCTTTGGTGCTGGCACCCCCCATTCTGTCATTCCAATACTGAGCTCGTTGGGCCGGAGACATTCCGTGTGCATTACTAAAAGCACTCATATCGCCGCCCGTGTTGTAGGCATTGATCATATTCCATGCGTTTGTAAGGTCGGGATATTGATCTACATAATTACCGTAATCATCAACTGTCTGACTGCCGGGATCAACATGCAGCGGCCCTTTAAGTGTCCCAGCAGTAAATGTTTTGCCTGATCCGCCGTGCGCGAATTGACTTCCTGATGATGAGGCTTGTGGTCCGCTAGTCGCTACTTGATCGCTGCCGCTATATGGGTTCGAGCTGGGTGCGGCAGCAGCAGGAGCACCGGCGGCGGCAGGAGCAGCAGCAGCCTTTTCCCACATCGTAGTATATTCAGGAACTCCTTCATGAGATCCGGTTTCAACTTCTGTCTTAACGTATCCAGCATCCCTTTTCTTTTTGTCTTGTTCTGCTTGCCACCAATCTTCGCCGCCGCCGACAGCCATTGCAATCGGACCATCGACTTCAGTGTCATGCCAATAGAATTCGTCTTCTTCAACCTGACCATCAGGGCCGATAACCATACGAGTGTGGATTTTGTGTAAACTCATCTTCTCATTCCTCTTGGGGAGTATTCAACAACAGCGCCTTGTAGCGTGATAGGTTTGTCATAGATAGAACTATTCTTAATAATCAACCCCATGTTCATTCCGATCCCATTTATTTTTAGTCTTTCGGATGCCACCACCGTGAGGCCAGTAGCTGAGTTGCTGATGTCGTCTTCGTTCCAGTCGTCCCTGCTCACCGTTATATCGTAAGGGCTCGACACGGGAGAAGTCTTTGGACTGTAAGTTCCACCATAATCATAATCAGGAAAAACAGTAAGCGTTGTGGATGTATCAGCATTAATTTCTAAATTGATCTCTCTAAACCTCTTCCTGACTCCGGGGCTATCGTAATGGTAGTAGGCAGTCCTGACAAAGGAATCAACTGTATCACCATCAAAGCTTGTTCCAGAATCTATCTTCCTAATATACCCATCAGTAAACCCAGCGAAACACATTTCAAATCCGTTGGAGTCTTCACCAGAGCAAGCGCATACTATTTGATGCTTTAATGTGAAAGGAAGGATACCCATGTTTTTCTTGTTAAGGAAAGTGAGCTCAAGCCCAGTCTTATCATCAAAGAATATTCTGTATTGATTCTTTGCTCTAACCCTTAAAGATGTAACAGTGTTATCTTTCTTTTTCTGTATGTAGGATTCAATCCTATCGGAAGCTACAGAGTTTTGAAAGTCACCGAAATTATAAACCGTGTAAAGGGAAGTTAATCCTCGGTCATCTAGAAAGAAGGTTTGTTCCATCTTCTGGATGGTTCTCTCCATAGCTCCGGTTCCGCTATTAAACTTCTTCAGCGCCCAGTTAGCAGAAGAAGACCCATACAATATAAAGGTGTTGTTTCTTGTAAACACAGACATTGTATTGGTGATTGAATCACCAGTCTCCACCATAAATCCAGAAACCTCATCTCCAACTCCTAATTCAGCAGCTCCAGTTACCGTGCTCCATTGGTTAGGATACATAATACTAGAGTGCTGTATTGATCCGTTTTCAAAAGCATAAAAGAGATGGTTAACATGACCAGCTAGATGTTTTGGTATGTCTTCGTCCATCCCTGTATAAATCTTATAGAAGGTGGTTCCATCATAACCAAATCCTCTACCTACTGCATTCACCCCCCACATTGATTCACCAGAGGTATCGCCCAAGAAATTGTAATTGAAGAACTCGTATATCCCTCCGGGCTCAAGCGTTTGATCCTGAACCACTCCATTAGCTACGGCAATCTTTACTTCTGTTGGTTCTGCCGCGCCATTTACTAAAGCCCTGAGAACGCCCCCAACATGAAGCTCTTCACTATTTGTGAAGACTGTCGGAGTAGCGCTAACATTCTTTACGGAAATATATCCAGCAGCATCATCTGAGGACCAATCCCCGCTTGCTTTTGTAACGCTAGTTACTACGGCTGTTTTACCAGAGGTGGCTCCAGTGAGTGTATCTCCAGCTACTATCTCTACAGACCCAGTATCAAATGCAAGAAGAGCCATCTGCAAATCTTCATTGTCTTGGAAGGTGCCTGTTACATTGGTAAACACCATTGCACCCTTTCCACCAGTCTCCCATAATCCAGAATAAGAGATAGCCATAAGGTCGCCTTCTGCACTACTTGTTCCCCCTTTGATAGTCGTAGGGGTTCCAACATTTCCGGGCACCGGCTCACCGCTTATGGTTGTTCCATCAAATTCCAAAAACTGACCAAGAGAAACTTCTGACCATCCAGTAGAAGTGGTCTTATACATTCCGGCAGTAGCGCCTCCTACTTTGTTCCTGAATCCATAGACATCACCTTTAAACACCCAGACCCCATTAACATCGCCTTCACCGGGCACTACTCCGATTAGCTTTCTTTGGTCCTCTATAAGGGTTTGAAGCTCCGTCAAGAGGGTAGCGTCTACGCTTGAATCTCTTTCTTCAGGTGCTCCGTAAGCGAAGGAGCTTGCATAAAGCCCCATTACCCAACCCTAAATACTGACAGTTGACCATAATGTATTTGGAAATTCTCTGAACTACTACCATGACCGTTCTTGACTTGAGCAAGAATATCTGTATATGTAGTATGACCAGTAGTATCAATTATTCCAGAAGCGGATGCCATGTTATCTAACGTAGCCGCCACCTTTTGAACTGCAGCATCATAACCGGGATAAACAACACTACCGCCAGTATCCTGAGTAGCAATCCTGAATGTCCATATAACAGTATCCGTTCCAGTCTGAGCAAAACTTATACCCAGATTGACCATAAAAAATCCTTTATCATATATCCTGATTCTGTCATTAGCGAAATCAGCATCACTTCCTACAAGTGTAGCAGAGACAGTAGCTGTGTCGTCAGGCCCATTGGCCCCAACTGAATCAGCATTCCAATCTATAGTTGCTGTTGCTCCTGATGCTACCGCTTGACTAGCTGGTGTTCCCGCTGGTGAATATATAGTTGCATATCCCCCCATTCCAGATTCAACAAATTGCCTAACCATCTGAGCAGTAATAGCGCCAGTAGTGTTGTCCGAAAAGCTAGTTCCGGTTAAAACTGATCTTGCTTTTCTTAGTGCTGTTGGTGTTCCCATTTATTTATACTCCACATCAAAATCGCCGCCAAAGGCGCTGTCCTTGTTTAGAAAAAGTAACTTCTCTCCATCTTGAAGAGTACCGCTAGTAACTACAAAATAAATATACCCCTCGCCATCATCTGTTCTGAATGTTCCAGCAGCGCTGTCCCCAGTAACATCTTCTAGACTAGCAACTAAAACTGTGCCGGTAGCACCAGTAGTCGCGCCCTTTACCATATCTCCTGATGAAGGAGCATTTCTGTAAAACGCTGTGCTGTATGCACTGCTATAAGTTGGATAAACGATACTTCCTACAGTAAACGGTATGCGATAATAAGGCTCAATCTTTGATGGAAGAGTCTGTCCGTCGAACCTCTCATAGCCATCTATCCTTCTGTAACGTCCGCGAATATCAATTTCAAAGTTGTCTGCAGCAACTAATTCCCCCGGCTGTAGAGACATAGCCGGAGATTCCATATTGATCCCTCCCTCAAAAGGAAAATAGAGGGTGTTCAATTTGGCTTGCGGAATTCTTCTTCCAGCAAGTTTACTCGTCATTCAGGCATTACCGTAAAGTTTGACAGGTCTTGCGCTCTTGAGAATCTCCTGTTCTTTTGTCTTGGTAATTGATCAGCCTCCAACTTATCAAGCAAGTCTTCAAACTCGTTCAAAGAACCAGCCATTATCTCTGGGGCATCCTCGTTTTCCGCATAATACATTTTTGCTCTAGCAATAATTATTTTGTGGAATCGAACAGGAATAACAGATACATCAGCATCGGCAGCAAATTCAGTAGGGGTCGCCCAATAAGTTACGCTAACTGCAGTAGCCGAGTCTGGTGTTGGGTACATATCAATCACATTACTGGGCTTGACTGAAAATACTTCAGGCGTCCCTGTATCAATAGATCCCAACTTGTATAGTAAGTTGTATTCATCCCACACCACATAATCCAGCTCTTGGTAATCGTCTGTTGTTTTATCCCAGATAATTTCGTCAAGCTTCCAGTTTCCAAGATCGGATGGAGATGTTAACGTAGACGTAGAAGCAACCGATGTAATGCTTGCTTCCTTCCATAGGAAATCCCAATCAAACCACCGACTTTGAAGGTCATTGTCGGCTTGTTTTATATACCTTACGACAGCATTTTCTTCTTCAGATAAGGTAGTTGAAGTTACCGATGATGGCCCAGTACCGGGTATTCCGATATCTCTAGCCATGTCTTGGCATAGTTGCAAATATGTGCTCATTTAATATGTCTCAATATATCTTCCACAACTCTGTTTGGAGTGATATTCGCAGCGCACAAAGCGCCCCCCGTTTCTGCATCCCTAGTACAAGTTTCAAAACCCCTGCTATGCATCTTATGGCATGGAAAACAGGGACAACCTTCGGGCTCAAAAGTGGTGGAATTCACCCAATGCTTAGACATATTTTCTTTTGAGGAGTGAGATAACAATACAACCGTATGGTTATCAAGCATAGCTGAAGCATTGATCACTCCAGTCTCAGGACCAATAACAACATCGCATTGCTCTACAAACGAAAGAGTTTCTCGCACTGTCCATTTACCAGACTTAGTGATTACCCTCTTTTCTTTTTCCCAGCCTATCTCTAATAATTGGCAAGCATTATCCCCTACAGTAACAAAGGTAACATCCTCTTTGCTTGAGAGGATATCAGCCATCACCACATCCGTCCAAGGATAGACCTTATGAACGGACGAACCCGCAAGAACCCACATCACTACACTCTTTGCCTTGATGCGCCTTCGGTAATCTGATGCTTTTCTTTTTTCCTTTTTGGTTGGGTAAAATCTAGGGTTAAACTTATAAGGCATACCAGCCAGATCATGAGTGTGCTCCAAATAATTGGTGTTACACTGCTTATGGACCTCTTCTTTTGTTCCAGAGTAACCCTTACTTGCTGGAACCCTTATAGCTTTACCTAATACCCTC